CTCAACAACATTACCTGTTTTTTCTACAGGTTTAAGCCTTCGGTATTCGTCACGAACTTTTCCGTGCCATCCTCTGACTTCATCTGTAATAGTGTAACGAAGTACCTGCTGTCTGCCATCCACTTCTTGTGAAACTCTAACTCCACAAAAAACGCAATCAAAAATACCAGGTAGTTGTTGTGTTGTTGCTTTCCCAGCGACCATCGCCCAGTAATCTGTATTACCGTTATCGTCTGTACTCTCCTTCGCTAATGCTGTGACAATCACGTGCATATCCAAATCTCTAATTGCCTTACAGGCTCCTAGTAATTGTTGTGCGTGATTACCCCATATAGCAAATCCGTCTGGGTTTTTTTTGCCTAGCTTCTCGGCAATTTCTGTTGCCTCCTGCTCTGCGTGTTTATAAGATAGGTCTGATAACTCAGTTAAACTATCTATGCCAATCCATTTGTATCCTTGTTTCTTAAAGTCCTCTGACTTTATAAACTTAAAGATAGACTTAAAGGAATAAACTCCCTTGTCTTGGTTGACTTCTCCATCCCAACTCGTGAATGGTAGGTAATCTATCTTCGCTTGTCGAATGGAACTTAATCCACTCTCACCAGATAAGATAAATCCTTTTCCATATTCCTGTTGGAAATACTTTAGTTGGGTTGTTTTACCCCAACCGTGATGTCCGTATAACAAAACCTTTCTTTTAGCAGTCTCATCATCGGAAGTGTTCATAGGTTTGAACATTAGCTACTCCTTGTGATTTTAACAGATACAGGACCTGGCTTGATTGTCAACGCAGGTTCGACCGTGCCTTGTTCTGCTTTGGTTAGTTTTTGATAGGTACGTTTCTCAACAGTTAGTCTGCGTTTAACGTGAGTTGGAAGAGGATGCTTACTAAAAATCTCCTCTAACTTTTCTTGGTCCCAATGGTATCTTTCCTGTCTATTGACAGTTACGATATTATCACCAATGGCTTTTGATTGTTCTCCAAATTCCTCTGGAAACTCGGCTACTAATTTAGCCTCGAATTGTTCAACGAGTTTGTTAGCCTCGTCTTGTTTTCTTCGAGCATCAAGTAATCCTTCTATCATTTCTGTAAGAGGTTTGTGTTTAGCTTGTTGTTCGAATTTATCCCAATCGCTCATATTTACCGTCCTATTTAAGTTAATCGTGCTTTCAATATAGACCTGTTTCATTTATAATACAAGAGGTAAGTGTCTCACAAGCGATAAAACTTTGTATTATATATAATACTACTATCTTTATTACCGTATATGTGACAATACTATACTCTAATTTTAACACACATAATAGGAGGCTTAAGTGCAATTTAACGCAAAAAAATTAATAGAAGATTTTGGTGGTGTGCGTAAGGTTGCTGAAGTGTTAGGTAAATCTAGAACTGCACCATACCGTATGATGCAAACTAGGTATATGACTACTTGGCATTTTGAACAACTAAAACAAGCTGACCCTTCAATCAACCTAGATAATTACTTTAAGGATAACAATAACGATGACAACAAAAAAGGAAGAACTTAAAAACCTCTTATATCAAGAGGCTTGTCAATGTATAGATAGAGGATGGTCAATTATCCCTCTTTCTATGACAGGAAAGAAACCATTAGCAGAGTGGAAACAATATCAAACTAGAGCAACTACACAAGAAGAGGTAGATGAATGGTTTGATAAAGGAGCACCAACATCTGGTGGTGGTAGAGTAGAACTTTTTAATCTAGCTTTGATTACAGGTTCAGTATCAGGTGTAATAGTTTTAGACTGTGATAACGATGAGGCAGTACAATATGCTAAGAAGAAAAATTTACAGTCTCCTTTTACTGTCTCAACAGTAAGAGGTAAACACTATTACTTTTCACACCCACAACACGGTAAAAGATTTGCTAACAAAGTAGGTGGCATAGCAAGAGATTGGGTAGACGTACAAGGATTAGATTTACGAGGAGATGGAGGCTATGTTGTTATGCCTCCTAGTATTAAATTAAAAGATGGTAAGGCTACTCATCAATACACGTGGCAGTTAGCTGAAACTTTTGATTGGGATGACTTAAGTGATTTCCCTTGGAAAGGAAAGCCAACAGATACAGTAGAACCAGAGATAGAAAAAAACTTTTCTTTTGATACTATGAATTTATCAGAGGTTAAGGTAGCAAACATAGAGGATACCTTAACAATATGTGAACAAACAGAACTAAGAGTTAAACATTTAGGACGGAAATTATCTGATGGTGACGGTTCAGACGGATGGATGGTACGTTATTGTGGTCAGATGGTACGTAGAGGTTTGGTAAAAGATGACCTTTATCAATCTGTTTTAAATTATCACGACAAATTCTTTGACTATGGTCGCCACTCGAAAGAAGAAACTGAGAGATGGTTAAGAGTTAAGATGCAATCTGCTTTGGATATGGATATGAGAAACTATCCAGAGGATTACAAAGACGGAGAGCGAATTAATAAACGTGCAAAGCTCCCTTTAGTTAGTAGCACAGACCAAGACAAAGAAGTAATAGAACCTTCTAGGCTTATCCCTATCTACATCAATGCTGTGGAAAGGATACTTGATTCCATACAAGACGAGCCTTATTGGTGCGACCCACTAATACCAGAAGCAACTATTACGCAGGTAGTAGGTTTTAATGGACACGGTAAGTCCTACCTACTATCTGCATTATTAACTTCTTTATGTGCAGGTAATGAGAGTTTCGGACCTTACGAAATGGGTAAACCCTGTAAGGTATTCTATATGGATTACGATAATCCTAGGAGAACTGCCTTAAGAAGAATGCAAAACTTTAATAAAACCTTTGGAGATACTAACGAACACTTTGGTTTGTGGTCTCCTACATTAATAACTCCAGAAGATGGTGGTGAAATGAACCTAATGGAAGAGAAAGACTTTCGTCTTTTAGGTGAATGGTTGGATAAAGTTAAACCTAACATTGTAGTTATAGATACAATTCGTAATGCCTTCCGTGGTATGGATGAGAATAGCCCTAGTGAATGGGCAAAGGTAAACTTCGTTGCAAAGAGTATACGTAACAAAGGTATATCAGTTATACTTGTCCATCACAGAAACAAACCAGGTGAAGGTGGGCTAGGACGAGAGGCAGGTTCTACTGCACAGCTAACAGATGTTGATACGCAGGTATTTGTTTCTCAAATTTTTCAAGACAAAGCAGATGCAAAAGCTAAGGCTGGATTGCTAGACAAAGACCTAACCATATACACATTAGACCGAAGAGAGTTCTCTCCCTTTAAATATCTAGAGGCTTTGATGCCTCCTGATAGTCGTCTCAATATGGTAACGCAGGTATCTTTTGGAAAAGTCCGACAGCAAACAGAGTTACATCAAACTCATTACATAGGTTGGTGTGAAAATTTATTGAATGGAGATAACTTTATTGTATCTACTAAATCTTTAAAACAAAAAGCTAAGAAACTTTCTCTGTCAGAAGGAAAATCTGCATCAGAAATATCTAGATTATTAATGGTTCCTCGCTATGAAATTGAAAGATGGTTGGGAATTTCTACTAAAACTTAATAGTACTACTAAGACTACTAACTAAAGGACAACTGCTTTAGCAGTTGTTCCTGTTAGTGAGTTAGTACTAATAGGGATATCACCCTGTCAAGTCTTTTGTCAACCTCATACTTTTAGACACACCCCATCCGAGGCTGTCGCCTCGTCTGTTTACCCAGGTAAATCAAGCATTTGTGAATAAATATTTTACAGCGATAAAACTTTGTAGTAGTGTATTAGGTAACTGATTTGCGCATAAAGGAGGCAGATGGGAAAACCTGTAAAGGTCACACAAGGTACCCTCAATTACTTGAAGGGTGCTGTTAAAGAAAAGAAACCCTATACAGAGATGGCTTTACATCTAGGGTTTTGTGTGGACACAGTTAAAAGAATTCTACATCGTGAAGGATTAGCAGAGTTTGAAGGAGCAAAGTATGTGATTGCTTTGTCTAGTGATAAGCATACCAAGACTTGGAATAGACCGTGTATGAGGTGTAAGACTACCAAGCCTCGTCCTAAATGGCAGTACTTCTGTAACAAGTGTCAAGAATATAATCAACAATACAATGGTTTATCAAAGGA